CTACAGCATCACCTTCATCGGCCGGCGCTCAAGTGGCTGACTTGCACGCGCCCGTCCATAAAGCGCCATGAGCGTGCCGATCACTCCACCCAGAAGCTGCAAAGCAGTTACGACATCCTCACCAACATCGCGCACCAGCTCTGGAGTGATGTCCAGCCCCACCACCTTCCCGAAGATCGGCAGCACTGTTGAGGCCGCCGTAATCAAGGCTCCCCAGATCGTCAGCGACTCGCCCCACCACTTAGCGCCTCTCTCGCGCCTGTCGCCTGTCCCGGTATCGTTTCGCTCATCCACGCGCGCAACTCCTCGCTCATTACCATTGGCCGTTTGACCACCGCCCTTTGACCGCTCCACGATCCTGCCGGCAGCCTCCAAAGTCTCATCCACCCGCCGCAGCCACCCGCGTCCGAAACGCCAGAAGTGCGGCAGCGACCGGTACTTTTCGCGGCGCGCCGCGGCATACCTCTTCAAAACCTCGATGACTGGCAACCGCATGATGGCTCCTCTGGTCTGCGGGCCTATGACCCCGTCCACGTCCGCACCGACCGCGGACTGCAGCAGGCGCGCAGCCCCTGTCACGCCATGGTTGACGGCGGCGTCGAAGTGCATGAACGCAAGCCCCGGTGCCATCTCGGCGCATTTGCCAAGCCACCAGTAGCGTTCCCTGTAAATGGACCGCACCTCATCGCCCCTGATGCGCTTCAGGTCGGCGAGGAGACGGCCGAGAGTTGCCGGGCTAAGCGTCTCTTTTCGCCATGCTGCCAGCACCCTCAGCGTAATGCCCTTGTTTGTCGGACCGCCGGGATCGACAGGATCGTCGGTGAACCCGCCTTCCATCTTCAGAACGTGGCGCAGCGCGTCATCAAAGATACCCTCCGCCGCAGCAAGGACCGCGCCGGTATCAATCAGCGCGGCGGGCCAGCGCAACCCGAGCAGCCGCGATCGCGCGAACCCCGCTACGCTCACACCCCTCCCCTGATTGCCGCCGAGCAGCCACAGCCGGTCACCGCTGTCCCCTAACCAGAACCCGACATGACCCGCTGCCGGATCGCGCCCCCGGCTGAGAACCGCCACGGCGCCGAAGCGGGCGTCCTTGATCTCCTCGCCCCAGCGCAGATAGGACCGCGCCATCAGGGATCGTGTGCTTTGAATTCCCGATCGCTCCAGGCAGGCTCCGAGATATGCCGCACACCATGGCACCTCATCGCGCGCATGCGCCCAGTGACCAAGTTCCTCAAAGTACGCTGTAATCCTAGTATTATGCCGACGACCGGAAATCTCGCGTTGGCCGAACTCCGCCCACGCCTCCGCCAACCAGGACGGCTGCTGCATCGAAAACCTCACAATGTCGGGGTGACGTCCACTCGCCTGCGCGACAGTAGATCTGTCTGCTCTAACCTAAACGGCCGCGCGCGCCACAACGCCACGGCCCCAAGGCGCATTCACCTGCGCTACGCCGACTTCAGTAATGGGCTGTGGCGCACCAAAGTCGGCGATCTGGTCGGCCTGCGAATACGCAACGACGGGCGCGGTACTCGTAAGCGTGCGAACAACCGACCCACCGTCAAAGATATCGATTTCGTAGCGCTCGGATTCCTCGACCAGTGGCACGTCGAGACCTTCCCAGCTGTCGCCACCAACCCGCGTCCGGCGCACCCAGCTGATTGTCAAGTCTCCGCCGACGCGATGCCCTCTGACGTGCACCGGCGACAGGGGCCGCTGGCCTATGCCGGCAAAGGCGTGCACGGCCTCACCGTAAGAAAAGTGACCGATGTCAAATTGCGTGGACCCATAGCGCCAGCGGTAAGGCAGTCCCAACTCGCCGGCAGCCAGATCGACCCGCGCCACCGCGCCGTCAATCATCACCACAACGGCACCCGCCGGTACCGCACTGCCGGCCGCAGCCATCGCGGTTTCGCTGCCGCCCTGACCCCGAAGGAAGCCACTCAGGCGATAAACATCGGTATCGACCAATTCCGCCGTCTCGAATTGCAGAACCTCCCAGGCTCCGGCCACATTACGCACGGCCATCACATTCCCCCCACCGAAAAGCTGAAGTCGGCTGACCGAGGTCAGCGCGCCACCAGGAATGTGAACCCGGATATCCGTCGCGTGATCCATCCGACCCGTCGGGCCAGACGGCAGGTCAGCGATAAGCTGCCCCATCGTAGCTGGAGCCGACGCAACCGCGCGCAGTGCATACCCGGATGCTTCCGGCGAGGCATGAAGCCGACACCGCCGGGCCAGGGGGAAAGTGAGGCCGCTACATACCCTGCTTCAGCCGGCTCATCGCCTCGCAGCAGTGGCAGATCGAGGAATGCAACTTGCGGCGTGCCGACTTGCACGCCGCGCGCAACCCTGGCCTCTCGCCCGGCAACTCTCGGCCGGCCATAAACCTCCGGATCGACACCCCGCGCCTCGAGCTCTCTGGCGCCGCGGTCGGAAATATCGGTCACGCGAAACAGCTTCGTCTGTGTATCGCTTTCCACTTCGATGACATCGCCGGGCTCGACGCCCAGAAGGCTCGGCGGCAGCGACATCGACGCGCGCTCCCGCGCCGACCAGGCCTCGAACAACCACGATTCCGCCATCTGACCGGCCTGCTCCGCATCGAGCACGATCGGCAGCTCTGCTTGCGACGTTCGCCCGCTCGCCCCGGCCAACCGACGGGCTTCGCTGACGGCTTGCTGATAATCGTTCAGGCTCGAAATGTATGAAAGCTTGGCACTCGCGGGCAGCTCCGTCTCCTGCCCTCGCGTCAGTGTCAGAAGTGGCGTACCGACCTTCTCCTCAAACAGTTCGCCCTCCGTGACGCGCGCAACCGGGGCAGCCCCGCCGCGGTGACGGAACGAAATCCCGCCTCCCGATTCAACAGCATCGAAAAAGAAGGCCAGTCCCAGCGGCTGCAAGGCATCGCGTGCACTCATCACGCGGTCGACCACGTAGCCCGGCACCACCCCGCTGAGGCCATCAACCGCGAAGTCACCAAAGCCATAGTCATCGCAAACAGCGCCGACCGTCTCGCCCAGCGACAAATGCGAAAACCGCCCGCTGATCCAATGACCCAGGGTCCAGTTTCCGCCATCCCCCCAGACCGCGGTGTTGTAGGGGAAGGCCGGATATGGCCGTGCATCCCAGCAGTAGGCGTAGAGCCTTGCCGGATCGACCATTCGCCCACCATAAACGGGCGAAACCGGATTGTCGGTTTCCTCAAATCCTTCTGCCGCCGGATCAAACGCCGCGATCAGAGCTTGGAGATAGCGACGCTGCATGAAGTCATCGCGCGTCCCATTGGAATAATAGGGAAGTGCCGTCTCCGAGCTCTTCGGGTCGACGAAGACGTTCGGCTGGTTGGCCCCTTTATCGACGGCGGGGCAACCAAACTCAAGCAGCCAGAACGGCTTTGAACGGGGCACCCAGCCCGTCGGCACCGCCGCCTCAATACCCCCTGGCCGGTCATAGTGGGAGTTCTCCCACCACCCACCGATATCCTTCGCCCGGAAGACCCACGGCTTGCCGCTGCCATCGGTGATCGGCGTGCGCACCTGCGCTTCGCGATCGGCCTCGCTGGCATAATACCAGTCGTAGAACTCACCGCCTCTGACATTGCTCTTGAGATAATCGAAATCGTAGATCGATTGAACCTCGCCGCCAAAATCGAGATGTCCGCGACCGTCCCGCCAGTCGCTCAGAGGCCAGTAGCAATCGATCCCGACCGCATCAATTGAGGGCGACGCCCACAGCGGATCGAGATGGAAATACACGTCCCCCGTTCCATCCGCCGGCTGGTGTCCGAAATACTCGCTCCAATCCGCCGCATACGTTACTTTTGTCTGCGGGCCCAAAACGGCCTTCACATCATCGGCAAGCTGACGAAGCACGTCGACAAACGGATACACATCCTGCGCCGAGCGCACCCAGGTAAGACCCCTCAATTCCGTGCCCAGGAGGAACGTATCGACGCCGCCAGCCGCCTTGGCCAGATGCGCCTGATGCAGCACCATACGTCGGTACGACCACTCCGCCGGTCCGGTATAACTGACCTCATCACCGGAAATCGAAAAGTCCGATGCCTCAGCTGTACCGGCGAACGCAGCAATTTGCGCCGCCGCCGCCGCGGTCTTGTCCGGCGACCCGGCAACCCCCGGCGCTGGATCGCATGTGATCCGTCCCCGCCAAGGATAGACCGGCTGCTCGACGCTCCCATACGGATCGGGAAGTGCGTTACCGTCAGGCACATCCATCAGCACAAACGGGGTCAGGGTGACGGCCACGCCTCGCGCCTTCAGATCGGAGATCGCCGCCACGACGGACCAGTCGGCCGGCGTTCCACCATAGGCCGCCCGCCCATCGCGTTGAGAGACAAGATGCGCTGCGGAACGGTCAACGCCTCCACCGCGCCAGTCCCGTGGGTTCGTTGACTTCTCAGCGATATCGACGCCGGGACGGATTTCGCAAACGCCCGCCCGCAGGTCTGTCCCAAACCAGCTCACGATCAACGAGACGTTCTCCAGCCCCGGCAGGCTTTGCTGCATCTGATCGACTGCAACACTCCAGTCGCTCGTTCCCTGGCGGTTGTTGACGTTCTCCGCGCGTTGTTCGCCACCGCCAAGATCCTGAACGACGGCTTGATCGGCGTAAACGAACTCCCCGGACCCTGGAATGAGAACAGCTCCGCGCACCTTGTCTGCGACGCTCTCACGCACACGGAAAACCTCGAACGAGAGTTGCGGGATCCGGTTACCGAACTCAGCCAAAGCCATCCGCTCGAACACAATGTATGCGGTCCCGCGAAAGCCTGGAGCGCGATCCGCGCCTTCCCGCGACACGATGAGAGCATCAGGCTCCTGGTCCTTGCGGCCATCATGGATCCGATAAGTCAGGCCCGACAGATCGATTTCCGTCCCATCGGCCCATATGCGCCCGACGCCGCTGATCGGCCCCTCGGCAAGCGCAACCGCAAAATTAGCGAAATAGCGATACTCTACCCTGGACACCGATTGAGCCGAACCGCCGCCGCCGGCGCCGCCGAGCCCACCCTTGCCGCCCTGGCTGCTGGATTGCGTCGTCGTGATCGCCTGTTCTTCGAAGTCAGTCGCCCAGATGACCTGACCGCCAAGCCGCGCCCGCCCATAAAGCCTTGGGATCGCCGCGCCCTCGCTTGAAGCGGTCACGTGAAGATCACGCAGCCGCGGTCCCTCTACAGTCCGGCTCTCGCCCGATGCCCCGAACAAGGCCTGGTCGATATAAGACCCTGCGAGCGATCCGATCTGCGATCCGATCGCAGCGCCTGAGATCGTTGCTCCAAGCACGCTTACGCCGGCCGGCAGAACGGCGCTTCCTACCGCGGCCCCCGCAGCCGCCAAAGCCAGTGTCGCCATCAGTCGTCCACCTTGCTGGCCGCCACGCCGGGAAATGAAAAAACACCTGCAATGCGTCGCCGCCACCAGGAACTGAGAGCGACCTCACAAACCGGGCCGCCCTCCATGGCATGAACGAAGCCTCCCCCATCCGTACGAATACCGCAGTGCTTTGCCGGAACACCTTTGCGGTAGCGAAACACGATGACATCGCCGGCCTCACCGCATCCAATGTCACGGGTCAACAGATGCCGGCCTGCCGCCGTCAGCATCGTCTCCTTACCGCTGGCTTCGGCCCAATCCCCGGCATAGGCCGGCGGCGTCTCCGCATCGAAACCGTAGAGCTCGCGCCACACACCACGGACCAGTCCCAGACAGTCAGTTCCGACATGTTTCCGGCTGGCCTGATGGTGATAAGGCGTCCCGATCCACTCACGGGCGATCCGCACCACATCATCGCGCAAGACAACCCTCATGACCGCGCGCTCCATCACACCTGCCCCAAACGCGCGATCCGCGTCACGAAGTCGTTCCCGGGCATATGCGCGAAGCCACGATGGTTGACGACATTGCTGAACTTGGCCTGGCATGTGGCCAGGGACTTGTCGCATCCGGCGGTGACAACGAACCCCTGGCCGACGGTAAGCGGGCCGCGCGCATCCTGCCAAAGCTCAACGCGAACCCTGCCCCCGCTCAGCGTATGCGCTTTGACCTCGATGCCCTGGCCCGACGCCGCCCCGTCGCTGAACCGCAACAACCAGTCACCCTCAAAGCCCTCGAGGCCATCGACATAAAACAGCCGCGTGCTCACGACTTCGTTGATCGTTCCGCTTGCTTTGTATGACGGTGTGTCAAGATCAACGCCGCACCGCGCATCGCCCACGTCGGCGTCGCAACCATATTGAAACACACGGCCCTTGGGCTGCTGCAGATAATGCGAGAGCCCGCGTATCTCAGCGGAGAACTGCGCCCCGGCGCGCTTTACCTCACCAAGACTGCCCGTCCGCATGAGAACGCGGTTATCCGTCACCTGCCAATCGACCCGGTAGACTTCGACCAGTGCATCATCAAACAGGCCTGCCGCCAGATCATCCGCGTTTAACCGCTCCGATGAGAGCGCGCCGCTGATCTCCAGATTGTCGACATTGAGACCGACCGCTTCCTTGGTCTCGCTTGCCGTGAACCCGGACGCAGCCTCAAACGTCGTGCCATCGAAACTGAGGTCCCGGTCATGATCCGTGAAGCCGTAAACCGAACCATCGGCCCGCTTCAGCCGCCAACACCAGCACAGCGTCGTGACACCGGATGCCAGGGCCTCTTCAAGTCCGTCGGGCAGGGTTCTCACAAGCGCACCTCCACAACCGGAATGTCGGGAATGGCTCCATGGCGAAACCCCTGCAGATTGATTTCCAACCGGTCGGTATCAAAACGCACCGGCACATCGAAAGCGAACCCGGCGCGGACACTCTCTCCTAGAGCCGGCACGCTGCCGGCCTCGAACGTCACCGTCCCATTCACCGCATCGACCGAAAAATCCACACCTTCCACCTTCAATGTTCCGGCCACCTCGACCAGCACGCTGCCGGCCACCGGCTTTCGTATGACGCGTTCCCAAGGCGCATGCGCCCCGCCGTATGTTTTCTTCAAAACGAATTGAAGGTTCGCTCCATCGCCCGTCCCGATCACCTGGTCAGCCGCACTGATATCCTCACCAGGCCGGCACGATTTCCAGTCGGTGTGGTCCTTCCATCTGAAGCCGTAAAGCCGCCCCCTTCGCTCTTCGAAGAACGCGATCACATCATTCAGCTCATCGACGGATTTCACGCCGTATCCCGCATTGTAAGTGCGTCGCGAGTCGGCCCATCGGCTGTTACGTTCTTCAAACCCTGACCCGAGGACAACGACATCGGTTCGCCGCTCCGGCCCGCCCTGGCTTGCCCGCGATATCTCGGTGGGAAACCGCACGTCGTGAAAGCTCATGCACATCCTCGTCTCACCGCCGCACCACCATCCGCGGCCGACAACTCAAACAACTCGAAATCACAAACACCGGCGCGCCCGCGCAGGTGCCCGGCGGCTCACGCCGCCGGATCAGCACCGTGAGCGAAATCAATCCAACCACAGCAACACCGGTCAGCTCGGCCACGACCTCCGGTCCCGGTCATCGCCCGACCCCAGGCTGCGACCGCGGCCCGCTGCGCACCCCAACATCGGCTTGCCGAGTGTTGGGCGAGAATGCAGCGCGCCCGCGCAGGTGCCCGGCGGCTCACGCCGCCGGATCAGCACCGTGAGCGACCTAGAGATTCCTGTTCCCCATCGCGACAGCCCGCGACAGCATCGCGGCGACTTGCGATTGCGAGCGCCGGAAACTATCGGCGTCCGTTGTCGAGATATTCACCGTGATGCTTTGCCCGCCACCGCCCTGCGCCACGATACCAAGCCGTCCGTCGGCAGATCGCGCCAGCGGCATGATCGCCTCCGCACCGCGTTCGCCTGCAAGCCCGACGCCGCCGCGCCCCAACGGAAACGAAAGCGGAGTCTGGATGACGCCGCCCTTTGCGAAAGGGACCGGCAAAGGCGCAGTCCTTCCCGGCGACGCACCGCCCAATCCTCCCGACAACAGCCCGCCAAGGAGGTTGCCAAAACCCTGCTCCAGCGGCTTGAAAGCGGCCTTAACGACAATGTTTGAAAGCTGCAGAGCCAGCCCGCGAAGAACGTCACCCAGGCTCTTGCCCTTCACCGCGATGTCCTGGAAAGCACTCCCCATCGCCCGGCCGAATTGTCGCCCAAGCCCGGAGGCCGCGCTCAATTCCTTCCGCAGCGCGCGCGTGTCGGCATCAACGACAACCGTCCACGTCTCGGCCTCTCCGCCGTTCTCGAATTCATCCATGCCGCGCCTCAATCATCCTTGTCCGGGAACCTGTGCATCAGCTCCGCCATAACCACCCGGGTCGGCGGTCCATCACATCCGCCACCGCCTAATCGGCCCCGCACCGCCGAAGCAAACTCGCGCGGCGTCAGTGCCCAGAAGCCCGCCGGCGACAGCCCGAGGATTCCAAATCCCGCCGCCATCACGTCGTCCCAGGGAAAGGGACGGCTTCGCTCTGCCCTCCCGCATCCGCGTTCGCACTCACAGCCGTTCCCCCGCCGCCGAAAGTCGCCGACAGCAGCCGCGCCACCACATCAACAAAGCCCGCCGCGCCCCCATCAGCCTGCATCGCAGCAACATCGGCATCACTCACTTCATGCCCACCACCGCGAAGCCCGGCCGCGATGATCCTCTGGGCATCGCGCGCCGACAGTCGACCCCGCTCAAAGCGCGTCGCCAGCGCCAGCATGTCTTCATCACCGAATGCACTCTCCAGTTCGGCCAGCGCACCCAGCGTCAGGCACAGCGTGTAATCCTTGCCGTCCAGACGTGCGGACACCTCGCCCCGATAGCGGTTCGCCATTTCGTCCTCCAATGTCAGATAGTCATATGCGGGCGACGCGCGCAGGCCGGCGCATCAGAGCGCAACGGCCTTAAGCGGCATCAAGCCGCCGCGAAGCTCAACTCTCCGGCACTCTCAAGCGACAACTCAAACGCCACCTCGCCATCGTGCCGGCCGGTCCATTCGAACGAGAGAATCTGAAACGGCCCCGTCACGGTCCCGAAGTCTGGGATCGCCACCTGCCAGGCGCGGATCGTCCCGTTGAAGAAGTAGCCGCGCACGATTTCATCCGATGCCGCATCCTTGAAAATACCGGCCCCCGTCAGTCGTGCGCTTTTGATGCCGGCGCCCGCGAGAAGCTCACGCCACTGCCCTGCGGATTCCGCATGTGTCACGTCAACGCTCTCGGCATTGAAAGCCAGCGTCCGCGTTCTCAGCCCCGCCACCGTAACGTATTGCCCAACACCGTCGCTATCGACTTTCAGCAACAGATCCTTACCCTTTTGTGCGGCCATGTTCGCATCCATCCTTCATCGTGTTCCAGACAACGGCGCATGGCGCCTGCTAAGCCTTCGACAGCCGGAAAAAACCGCGCTGGCGAAAATGGAGTCCTCATCCCGAAACGGGTTCGGTCACCGCTCTCAGCCGAATGCTGCCCTGATAGGTTTCGCCGTCTTCCCCCACGTCGGGCATCTATCGCCTCATGCCTCAGGTTGATCAGCCTGTGGCCATCGACCGACAGTGGCACCTCATCCAATGCCGCACGCACAGTCTCCGCGATCGCGAGCACCCCGCGTCGTCCACCGACACGTGACCACGCATTCAACGTCACGACATGCTCGTCGCCGTCATCGCTACCCGTGCTCCAGTCCCGCGAAGCCGTCGGGCCAAACGTGACATAGGGGAAATCCGCATCGCGCGGCACATCGTCATAGACCTGCCCCGCGCCGATCAGATCGATCAACGGCTGATGAGAGATGAGCGCCTGATAAATCGCCTTCTGGAGAGACCACGCTGCTTGTGTCATCGGTTTCTCCTCATTCAGTTTTGGCGACCGTTCGCGGATGCGATCAGCCGCAGCCTGGCGATGCGGCGCAGCATACCGCCGCGCGAACCGCCATCGCGCTGCCCGCTCTGCGACCGAGATCCAAAACCACGGTTCCCGGTCCCCAGCCGCGCACGTAGCCGTCGCAGCAAGCATGCTTCCAGCTTCGCAAGTTGATCCTGGCCGAACCGCCGTCCCAGCCCATTGAGGCCAACGCTCACCTTCAAAGGTCCCGCTCCTCGGCAAACAACCTTAGAAAGCGCGAGCGCTCCTCCATGTTCATCACGACACGGATGTCGAACAGGCGATCCCCCAGCCGCAGCTGCATATCCGGCCCGACGTCATCGCGATAGCGCATGAAAACCTCGTGCGTCAGGTTCCCCGAAATCGCATCGGCCTCGACCCGCTCCGCACCCGACAGCGGCCGCACGTCCGCCCAGACCTCACCAACCACGACCCAGACTTCCTCGACCCCACCGCCGCCATCACTTGTCAGGCTCACGCATTCGATGCGGACCCTCTCGCGCAGATCACCGATCCTCACGCCCTTCATAGCCGCACCATCCGGTAGGGTTTGAGAAGCCGTGATACAGCCGCCGGAATGGCCACATTTGGCGAACCAATCTCAACCGGATCGCGATGCTCATACCAATGCGCGACAAGCAGCAGCAGCGCCTGACGAATAGGTGCCGGCACGTCCTCCGGCGCAGCCCCGTAGCCAGCCGCGAAATCGATCTCGATGCCGCTCACCTTCTGCCCGGGCGCGGGCCATCCAACCCCTTTCGACACGAGGCGGCCGGGCGTACTGGCAAGGTCGGCGAAATAGTTGACCGCAGGCACCTCCTGCGCCACACCATCCGCGTCGAGAACGCGCACCGCACTGACGTCAATCAGGGGCCGCATCGGAATGCGCGCAATGCCGGACGCCGGCCACCGGTCGAGAACCAGCGTCCAGTCTTGACGGATGAGCGCCAGGCCAAGCGCCGCTTCGATATGCAGCCTCGACGTCAGGATCAGGCTCGTCAGCAGAACGTCCTCCGCCGCGCCGTCGATCCGCAGATGTGCTTTCGCATCCTCGACGCTGAGCGGCTCAAGTTGCGCGCCCGTCCTCATCACCAGTGGCATGACCGGCCGACCTTTCGCTTGCTGCATGATCAGGAAAACAGGCGCTGCAATGCACGCGGCGCCCGAAACTCAAAGACAAGAGACGGGATCGCCGTTGAGTGGCGTCGCGGGCAATCCCGTCAGTCACCGCGGCGGGAGGGAGGCGACCCGCTGCGGAACCGTTGATCCATTGGGAAACAAAAAGGGCGGACACCGCGCGGCGCCCGCCCATTCATCTTGCAATGTCGGACCCGGCAAAGCCGGCCCGTATCAGCTTCCGAACTTGAGAAGTTTGATCGCGTCGAAGTCCTGCACGCCGCCGCCGACACGTTTTGTCGTGTAGAACAGCACGTAAGGCTTGGCCGAGTACGGATCGCGCAGAACGCGGATGCCGATGCGGTCGACAATCAGATAGCCGCGACGGAAATCACCGAACGCCACCGCCATACTGTCGGCTGCGATATCCGGCATGTCTTCGGCTTCCGCCACGGGGAAGCCAAGCAGCGTCGGACGCTCACCCGGTGCAGTCGCCGGTTGCCACAGGTAGTTGCCATCCGCATCCTTCATTTTGCGGATCTCGCCCTGCGTCGCCCGGTTCATTACGAAGTGACCGTTGGCCCGGTAGCCGGCGCGCACCGAGTAAACCAGATCGATAAGCTGATCGCCCGGATCACTGGCCGCGAAGTCGCCCGACACTCCTGTCGCCAGGAAGCCGAGATTGCCCCACGACCACGATGCGTTCGCCACCGTTGGATAATCCAGGAACCCACGCGGCTTGTTCGTTCCATTGCCGTTGACGAAGGCAGCGCCTTCCTGTTCGGCGAACGCGGAACGAACCTCTTCGGCGAGCCACTCGTCAATGTTGACGGCGCTGTCATCGAGCAGGCTCGAGGTCGCCGCCGGCATGGCGTAAAGCTCCATTGTCGGGAACGCGAGCTCCGACAGTGTCGGTGTCGACGTCTGCGGCCGGGCATCACTTTCACCGACCCAGCCGGTCTCGGGCCCCGTCACGGCGAACGGCCGCTTGTAGACGGAACCAGAGACCTGCCGGATTCCTGCGATGGCCCGAATGGGAGAGATGTCCTTAAGGGCGGTGTTCACAGCCCGCTCCGTCTCATCGGGCACGAGATAACCGCCGTCGGGATCTGACCCGACAGATAGCGCCTTGCCTTCAAGATCGCGTAGATTGCCGTCCTCGCCCTTGCGCACATAGCCATCGAAAGCCGACTTGTGCTTGAGCGAGGCCCCGCTCGATGCCTTCGCGCCACCAATCGGCGAGCGTGCGCCTTTCAAGAGCAGGTCATCAAGCCGGCGCTGATGCTCATCGACCGCACGATTAATCCGGGCGAGTTTTTCCTCGGCAACAACATCGCCCCCGCCCGAGCTCACCTGCTCTTCAATGTTGGCAAGCCGTGCATCGTTCTCCGCCTTGAAGGCCTCGAAAGCCCGCATAAAGTCGTCGAAGGCTACGGCCACATCCTGCCCGCTGGCCTTCGTTTCCAGATTGCTGTCTTCGATCATGTCGTTCCTTTTCCGCGAGAATATTCAGATGCGTTGATTGAGAGCGTGCCGAAGCCGGGCCGCCGCTGAAGCAACCTTGCCACCAGCCGCCGTTTCACCACGCAGTCCCCCGCCCGCATCCCGCAGGGACCGGAGACCCGCGAGACCGCCGCGCATCAGCGCGCGCGCCTCGCTCCGCGACAGCCCAGCATCCCGCGTGAGCCAGCGTTCGCATTGCCGTTCGCTTGGGGCCAGCGCCGCGAACGGCCAGGCCTTGAACGGCGACGTCTCGATCAGTGTCGCCCGCGCCATCGGCTGCATGGGAAACGTCACAACCGAGATTTCCCACAGGTCGATATCACTCAGCCGGCGCACGCCCGAGCGCGCATCGCGCCGCGCCTTGGTCGCACGAAACCCGATCGACAGCCCATCGACGGCACCGGCCCTCATCATCGCCAGCACTTCGCGGGCACGGCCCACTTCACCGATAAGGCGTCCGGCCGCATAAAGGCCACGCACATCCTCGCGCAGCGTATGCCACACCCCGATAGGCTGGTTCGGATTATGCTGGAACAGCATCTTGATGCCGGCCGCCCCGCGCTTGCGCAGGCTATTCTGGAAGGCTCCCGGCATGACGATATCGCGCCCCAGGTCTTCACGATGAAACAGGCTTGCATACCCCTCGAACGCCCCATCGGCCTGGACCGATTTGAGATCGAGCCTGCAGAATTTCATCTCATCCCTGGTCTGAACCGCATTGAGTTGCCGCTGCGACATCATTCCTTCTCCTCCCTCGCATCATCCCCGACCTCGACATCCGCATCCGCCCCCCCCATCATCGATCGGCCCATACCCGGCCGCCGCACGCTTCTCGTCGGCCGTGAGGAACGACACGCCCTCCAGCCGCGCCCACAACTGGTCGCGCTCGCCCGTCAGCGCCTCGACCTCATCGAGGTTCGGCTTCAGCAACACACCACCGCCATAAGCCGGTCCCAGCCAGCCCGAGAATGCCGACAGCGTGCGCGTCACGAGCGGCAGCACGGTGTGCCGCCAGAACGAACGGTTGGCTTCCTGGTAGTTCGAGTAGGTGTTGTCGCCCGGTATCCCAAGCAGCATCGGCGGCACGCCCAAGGCCAGCGCGATCTCACGCGCGGCCGCATGCTTGGCCTGGATAAAGTCCATCTCCTTGGGGCTCAGGCTAAGCGGCTTCCACTCAAGCCCGCCCTCAAGCAGCAACGGCCGCCCGGCATGCTTTGCACCCTGGAACCCGTCTTCCAGCTCACTCTTCAGCCGCTCGTATTGCTCACCCGTGAGATGCCCGTCGCGCGCCCCGTATACAAGCGCACCGGATGGCCGCGCCGCATTGTCGAGTAACGCCTTGTTCCAGTTCGTCGCCTCATTGTGAATGTCGATCGCCGTCGCCGCCGCCTCGATCGGGCTCAGGCCGTAATGGTCGTTATCCGGGTGAAACATCTTCACATGCAGGATCGGCCGCATGCCCGGCAGGATTTCACCTGCGAACCGCGCCGTCTGTCCGGCAACGGTATACTCAAACGCCTCCGGCCAGCCATCCGCGCCAGGCACCACCTTCATGCGGTCCGGGCGAAGAATGTGGATTTCCCGCACCTCGCCGTCGAGCGCGACGGCCTCCGCATAGGCATTTCCCGAAACCAGCAGGAATCCGTACCAGCGCTCCAACATATCCGCGCTCATCTCGTCACGGCTCGGCTGGCGCATGAGCCTGGCCAGCGGATGCTCCGCGAGATCAAAGTCACCCTCGTAAACCAGGATCGGCACCGATGCCGCTGCCTCCGCGATCATCTTCACGCAGCGATAGACGATGGCGTTCTGCATGAACCCTTCGCGCGCAAAGGCGGCGTAATCGCGCGGCGCCCACACGGGCCGGCCCATGCTCTGGAAGGCGATCAGCGGTCCTGCCGCACTCGCCTTTTCTTCACCCATCGGCAAGGACCGGCCCGGCAGAAAGCGGGCCAGCGCATCACGCATGCGCGGCATCGTTGATCCCTTCACTCAAGTTCGAAAAAGCGCCGTGACTAAAGCCCACGGACAGCAGGCCTCGTCGTCTCGCGTAGCATCAAGTCAGTCACCGCCCAGACAAGTGCATCCAGCCGGTCCGGGCTGTGCCCATTGGCGCGCCCATCCGTCCCGAACGCACACATCTCATCCTCGAGCTCGGGGAATGTTCCGACATGCGAAACACGTCCCTCCGCATACAAGGCGGCGACCGGTTCAGCGCGCAGCCATTTGCCCCGCGTCGCCCGAACGCTGCGAACCGGCACGCGCTGATCGATCTGGCTCAAAATGGCGAGGACGAGATCGCCCCCTTGATTGACCTCGGCCACAACGCGATCCGCCTTATGGTCGTGATAGGCGGAAATCGCCGCCCGCGCCCAGACCGCTGGCTCCCGCCCCTGCAGGCTCAGGTCTGCCACCACATAGACGCGACCGTTCTCGCCAAGCCCGGCAACGACGATCCCACAGGCATCCGACGTCACCGTTGCGGTCACTGGCGGGTCCACCGCGACCACCAGCGCCCGCAGCGTTGGCGCGACATCGACCCGTGCGGCATCGATCCAGTCCCGCCGCCACAGCGAGCCGGCATGGTTCTCGATCACCTCACCGTTCAACTCTTGCCGGCCCAGCGCGGTCCCGGCATAACGCCGCGTCATTTCTGCAATGAACGCCGGTGCCAGATTGCCGGCATTATCACGCGTCGAAGCGCGGCTGATCACCGTCGCCTCGTCCTCCATCAACCGCTTGAGCAGCGCCACCGGCCTCGGCGTCGTGGTCACCGTTATTTGCGGATCGCGACCGACCCGCAGTCCGAACTGCAGCATGTCCCAGGCGGCGTCCGCATTCCGCCACTTGGCGATTTCATCACACCAGGCGGCTGCGAACTGCGGCCCCCGCAACGCCTCCGCGTTCTCCGCCGAGAAGACCTGGGCAATCGTCCCGTTCGGCCAGGTCAGTTGCAATTTGGACGGCTCGAACACCGGCCGTTCGTCCTCGCAGTGGATCGCAAGCAGTCCCGAGACGCCCTCGATCATCACCGAACGCACTTCACCTACCGTCTCACCGACAAGAGCAATTCGGCCCGCAGGTTCCGCCGCGATCGGGGCGACCCCCAGCGCCTTTGCCCGCACCCATTCCGCACCGGCCCGCGTCTTTCCCGCACCGCGGCCGCCAAGAATCAGCCAGACTCGCCAGTCGCACCCTTGAGCCGTGGTGACCGGCGGCAATTGATCGTCCCGCGCCCAGATTTGCCAGTCCCCGTGCAGAGCCGCGATGTCAGCATCACTCAGTCCGCCCAGAAACCGCGCCAT